GGAAAATATAAAGATATGATTGCTGCACGAATGAAAAAAGAAAATGGTGTTGGCTCCTGGATGGTTTATAAGGGTTGTGATGAAGAGTATGCAGAGCAAGTGACATCTGAGCATAAAATTACTGTGAAAAAAGGTAGTAATTCAAGCTTAATGTGGGTTCTCAAGCATTCGCACGCGGATAATCATTATTTAGATACAGAAGTATATGCGATGGCTGCTGCTGATACTTTGGGTATTAGAATGTCACACTTGCAGGATGAAATTCAGAAAACGAAACACGATAGTAATAGAGAGCAATCTCAAACTTATGCGGAAGAAACTTGGATAAATCAAAATGAAAGGTGGTTGAGTTGATGGCACAAACAACAGAAATGATGCTTTCTGAAGTAGAAACTGCGATTACTACAGTACTAATTGCAGGTCAATCATATAAAATTGGTTCGAGGTCATTAACAAGAGCAGATTTGAATTTGTTAATTAAGATGCGAAATGATCTACGAACACAATTAACTCAGGAAAGCTCGAATGGGCTGTTAGATAATACATATCTTGCAGTGTTTGAGGGGCGATAATATGAGCTGGTTAGATGGTTTAATACAATTTATATCACCCGAACGAGCAGTTAAGCGTGAGGCATGGCGGCAGACACTTGAGCAGATGCGAAATTATGATGCAGCGAGCTATGGGAATGGAAGTGCAAACTGGAGATCTGTGAATGAGGCAGCAGAAGCTACAGATAGGTATAGTAGAGATATTGTTCGTGCGAGGGCAAGAGACCTTGAACGCAATTCTGATATGATGAATGCTATCATTGGGGCATACACACGAAATGTTATTGGTGGTGGGTATAATCTTCAGGCCAAGACGGATAATGAAGAACTGAATGCTTACCTAGAAAAGGCGTGGCGTAAATGGTGTAAAAAAAGAAATTGTGATGTAACTGGAACACAGTCGTTTTTGCAAATGCTGAGAATGTGGGTCCAACGGAAAAAAATTGATGGCGGAATTTTAATTGTGAAGCGATACACAGAAGGCGGTTTTGTGCCATTAAAGTTACAGATGTTTGAAGTCGATGAATTGGATATTAATCAACTAACACCTAGATTGTTAAACAATAAGGTTGTTGGGGGGATAGAATTTGATTCTTATAATCGCCCAGTTGGATATTATATTCGGCAATATAGTGTAGATGGAATGACACCTTTAGGATCAATTTTTATTGATGCAAAAGATGTCATTTTTCTTTACTCGAAACATAGACCCTCGCAGATTCGAGAAATGTCAGATATGTCTCCTACAATCAATCGAATTCGTGATGTAAATGAGTTTATGACTGCTGTTTCAATTAAAGAGCGTATTTTAGCTTGTTTGTCAGTATTTATTAAAAAGCAAGTACCAACACAGAGCTTTGGAAGAGGCGGGACAATAGCCTCGCAACAAAGTTATGAAGGAAAGACGATTGCTCCAGGCATGATTCGTGAATTAAATGCAGGTGATGATGTTCATGTAGTGAATCCAGCAGGCCAAGGAGCAGATGCTACAAATTATATTGCAGTTCAACAAAGAATGATTGCCGCAGGTCAGGGTATTAGTTACGAAGCCACTAGTCGAGATATGTCAAAGAGCAATTATTCTTCTGCTAGACAAGGCATTATCGAAGATGAAATGACTTATGCGAGTGAGAAAGAGCTTTTAATTGAGGCTTTAGATGAAATTTATGAAAGTTTTGTAATTTCATTATGGTTGTCTAAGAAGATAGATATTAAAGATTTTTGGGAGAATAAAGATAAGTACTTTGAGCATATTTGGATTGTCGCTCCAAAGCGATGGATTGACCCACAAAAAGAGGCTAATGCAAATAAAATAGCACTTCAGACAGGGCAGAAAACATTTATGCAAATTTCAGCAGAACAAGGAAAAGATTGGAAAGAACATATAGATGAGATTGCAGATGTATTAAGCTATGGCAGAGAGAAAGGTGTTGATTTAGGAGGTATTATTTTTGGAAAATCAGAAGGAGAGATATATGAATAAAATGAGAGTTAAGGCAAGAGCAGAGCCAACAAGGCAGATGACTAGGGAATTGACAACACATAGTATCAGAACGGTAGAGGGCACTGGAAATGAGAGGAAATTTATTCTGTCGTTTTCTTCTGAGGAACCATATACACGCTTTTACGGAACAGAAATTCTTGATCATAGTGAAGGTGCAGTTGATTTATCAAGATTAAATGAAATTGGAGTTTTACTTTTTAATCACGATAGAAATACCGTAATTGGAAAAATCAATAGGGCGTGGATTGAAAATAATAGAGGTCAAGCTGAGGTTGAATTTGATACGGATGATAAGTCTGAGATTATTTATCAAAAAGTGAAGAGCGGAACATTAAAAACGACTTCCGTGGGGTATGTGATAGATTCGTATGAAGATGTATCGGTAAATAAAACTTCAAAGGATGGAAGATTTAAAGGCCCAGCTGTAGTTGCTGTTAAGTGGACACCTTTTGAAATTTCGATTGTAAGTGTGCCTGCAGATCCAACCGTAGGCGTGGGTAGAAGCTTTGAGCATGGTCGCTCTATGGTGTGGTTTGAAAAGCAACTTAAAGCTAATCAAAATATGATAGGAGATTGATAATGGATAAAAAAGAATTAAGAAAGCAAAAATTGGAACGCCAAAATGAACTTTTGGCTGATGCAAAGGCTAATGAGCGTGACTTAAGTTCCCATGAGCAAGATGAATTTGATACTCTACAAAAAGATATTGACACTTTGACAGCGGAAATTAATTCAGAGATTGAGCCTACAGAACAAAGAGCCATTGAGGCCGAGAGGGAGAGAGTCAGAACTATTATGTCTTTGTGTGAGGATTTTGGTCTTAATGCTCATACATATATTGAGAGTGGAATGACTATTGATGGAGTAAGGTCTGCGGTACTTACAGACTTAAAAAACAATAGAGCACCTGTGGTAGGAAGGGGGATTATTGTAACTAAAAGTGAAGAGGACAAGTTTAGAGATGCAGCGGCAGACGCACTTTTGATGCGTGGTGGTGTAACCATTCAGAATCCAGCTGATGGTGCACGAGAATTGCGCGGTATGTCCCTCAGGGATATTGCTATTGAGTCACTTACGAGATCAGGTGAGGTGGGGCTTAATAGAAAAAGTTCAGATGAGTTGTATGGAATGTTGAGTAGACAATTTTTTAATCCCTCTGCTGCATTTCCTTCCATTCTTGACACGACAATTAATAAAGCCTATGTTGAAGGACATAAGAATGTCGAAGTTACTTTTGATAAGTGGACAAAGAAGGGTAGTTTGGCTGATTTTAAAGTGAACAATAATCAATACCTTGCGGGGGCTGCTGGAGAATTTATGGAAGTGCCTGAAGGCGGGGAGATCAAAGCAGATAAATTCAGTGATGTTAAGCGACCAGCAAGGCAGTTGAAGACTTATGGCCGTCAATTTACCTTAACGAGACAAGCTTTTATCAATGATGATATTGGTTTAGTTACATCTATTCCTGCGAAGTATGCTGCAGCTGCAAGACGCACGATCAATACACAATGCTATCGAATTCTAGTTGATAATCCTGCAATTTATGATGGAACGCAATTATTTAGTGCAACTCATAAGAATTTACTTGCGACAGGAACTGGAATTACGAGAGACGCAATGCAGAAGATGATCACTGCTCTCGGAACACAAAAGGATGAGTTTGGAAACCCAATTATTGTTCGTCCAGGTACATTAATTGTTCCAGCAGGAATGGGATTTGATGTGGTAACGACTATCAATTCTCCAACCATTAATACTGCTGATAATCAGCAAGCCGTAAATCCACTGTTCCGATATGCATCTTCAATTCAAGTGATTGAGGATCCGACAATCAATGTTCTGTGTGGGGAATTTGGCAATATTATGCCGTGGTATCTCATCGGCAATACTAGTGATACTGACTTCATTCAAGTTGATTACTTAAATGGACAGGAAATTCCAACAATTCGTAGAATGGAAGCTCCAGGAACTCTTGGATTCATTTGGGATATCTATCTTGACTGGGGGATTTCGGTAATGGATTGGAGAGGTGCAGTTAAAAATAATGGTATTGTAGTTACTAATCCATTAGCATAAAACAAAAGGAGGTGTTAGATATGGCAATGGCAACATATTGGCAGAGAGGCGAAGCCTTAGATTATGTAAATAACAGTACAGATAAGCTCGCTGTTGGCTCAGTTGTAAAACTTGAAGGAAGAGTTGGTGTAGCTGGGGATACGATTATGCCAAAAATGAAAGGAATTCTCCATGTGTCTGGAGTATATAAATTTTCGAAGACAAGCACAAATGAAATTAAGATGGGAACCTCAGTATATTTTGATGACACAGGGATTACAGAAGCTTCAGGTGGAACACCAGCAGGTTATGCAGCTGAGACGGCCAGTGCGGATGCAAAGGAAATTCTTGTAAAGATTGGATAGGTGGCGTATGAGGAAGTTAATTGCAGTTTGTCCTATTTTATACCTTGGATCTTTATATAATGTTGGTGATACTTTACCCACATTTAGTAGTGATATGGTGAATGCTTGGCTCGGTGCAGGCACGGCAGTATGGAAAGACACAGAGAAAGGAACTTCAAATCCAACTGCTCTGCCTGCTTCAGCTGAAGC